CTGGATCTGTCCCACTTACCATCCCAGCTATATCAGCCGGTTGGATGATGAACGTGCAGATGTGACCTGGATAGATGATTTCAAGCAAGCAATAAAAATGGCAGAGACATACTTTCCAAAGAATGCCGGAGCCAACATTACCATGATCGATACCTTAGATCCTCTGATCCCAATAAAAGGCAGAGATCTCATTGCCATTGATTTCGAAACCACTGGCCTGAAACCACATGCTGCTGGGCACAGGATTGTCTGCGCTGCCGTGGCTGTGGATGAAAACAATGCCTACGCCTTTATGATGCCTCCTACGCCAAGACAGAGAAAGCCATTTCTGGACCTGCTTAAGGATCATCAGACAGGCAAAATGGCACATAATATAAAATATGAAGATACCTGGTCCCGGTTCAGGCTTAACACTGAAATAGTAAACTGGGAATGGGACAGCATGCAAGCCGCACATATATTGGACAACCGCAGTGGCATTACCAGTCTGAAGTTCCAGACCTATGTCAACTTCGGCGTTGCCGATTACGCCAGTGGGGTATATCCCTACCTGGTTGGATCTGATTACAAAAATGCCAACTCATTCAACAGGGTACAGGAACTGGCAGAGACTGAACAGGGCCGGTTTAAATTAATGCAGTATTGTGGCCTTGATACGATTTATGAGTACAGGCTGGCAATGAAACAAATACGGGAGATGGATTATAGTTTCTTGCCTTTTTAAATTTTGATAATAAAATTAAACGGATATATATAACGAACTATGTATTACACCAAAAAATAAACAGATCATGCACAAATACACAAGCAATAAAGTGCTTTTCAAAAAGCATAAAGATACCCCGATTTTTATTCGTAGCAGCACAGCTGCCTCAATGGAACACCCGTTGTCACATTTTATAGTGGGTGTAGTGGAAGTGAAAAGGAAAATAATCACATTTAAAACCAGAACTTGGAACGGAGAAACGTGGAGTCACGCGCAATTATCAGCCACAAATAATAAAAACTGGGAAGAGCTTTCAGCTGAAGAGGTGGCTAAAATTCCAATCAAGGACGCTCCACTAGATGTGCGGCGTCGGCTTAGGGATTTTGTGGAGCCAAAACCATCCTTGAAAAGAACGAGGCCACCCGCCACAATAGAGGTAGATTATGCCAAAGCAGAAGAAAAACAACTACAACCATTTACAAACAATACAATTTTTAATTACGGCGGTATTAATATCACCTTTCAGTTGGGTGATGGAACGGTAATGGTTAATGCTACTGAGATGGCTAAACCTTTCGGGAAGCGACCTTCAAAATGGTTAGAACTTCCATCTGCTAAACAATTCTTGCAGTCCTTAACCGATGTCCGAGAATTGGACTACGGTCAATTAGTGGTAGCTAGAACTGGAGGGGTTGACGGAGGGGGAACATTATTTCATGAAGATGCTGCAATTGAATTTGCCCGATGGTTAGCACCTCAGTTTGGTATTTGGTGTAATGATCGCATTAAGGAATTATTAACAAGTGGATCTACATCCATATCTACTCAGCCCACTACCGGAGATAAAATGACCGCAGAGGAATTGTTAAAAGATCCGAAATTTGCAATTAAGGTCTTTACCGAACTCGCTACAAAAGATGCCCGGATAAAGGAATTATCCGGTTACGAAGCACATACAATAAGTGAAATAGCTGCAGAATTGGGACTTGGCGCACCAAAACTAAATGCGTGGTTAGTATCAAAAGGGTTTCAGTACAATAAAAATGGGCGCCATTTTCTTCGTATGTTATACACAGATCAGGGATATGAATTAGAAAGACCAGTGAATAAAAGAACAAATAAAAAATTCATGGTTTTCACAGAAAAAGGACGCAAATTTATACTTGATCTTGTTGCTCGTTCTTCAGATCCTCCCAACAGGAAACCTCGGAAAAAGTTAGGTTATAGTGAGAATAGAAAAAGGAAACAGAGGCAAAGATTAGATTTGAGTGATGTTAGGATTCCTAACAAGGAATCTGAAAAGTTAGAAGTCTACATAAGACCTGCTTTCGATGACCAATAGCATTCGGCATAGTACCTTTGGTCATCGAAAGTTCACTTACAAATGAAACTCCACCACAACACATCAGACGCATACCGCCTACTGCATAACGGCACCTTGGCAATGGGTAGAGCCGAACGCCAGGGTATCCGTGTGGACCTGGGCTATGTTACAAAGGAGAAGTCCCGTCTTTCCCGGGAGATCATTGATAAGGAGAGTGAACTGAAGGATACCGAATTCTTTAAAAGGTGGGAGAAGTCTGTGGTGAAGGAGGTAAATTATAATTCCGCTGTCCAGCTGGGCAACTACCTTTACAAGGTATTGAAACTGGAACCGCCCAAACTCACAAAGGGTGACAAGGGCAGCGTTGATGAAGAAGTGCTCAATATCCTGAAAATACCTGAACTGCAAACCATACTAAGGATCCGGAAGCTGAAAAAAATTAGAGATACCTATCTCGATCAATTCAGCCGGGAACAGATCGACGGCTACATCCATCCCTTTTTCAATCTGCACCTGGTCCGGACATTTCGCAGCAGCAGTGATCACCCCAACTTCCAGAACATACCTAAAAGGGACGAGGAGGCGATGAACATCGTGAGAAGGGCACTGCTCCCCCGACCGGGACATCAGCTGTTAGAAGTCGACTACAGCGGTCTGGAGGTACGAATCAGTGCATGCTACCACAAGGATGAGAATATGTTGCGATATATCAAGAATCCAGCCACTGACATGCACCGGGACATGATGGAACAAATCTTTAAAATAAAATACAATGGGTCGGAAGAACACAGGTTATTGCGTAGTGCAGCTAAGAATGGTTTTGTTTTCCCACAGTTCTATGGGGACTACTTCGTTAATAATGCTAAAGATATGGCATGTAAATGGGGTGGACTCCCGGCCGGTGTTTGGAAAGATGATCAGGGAATATCCATCGGGGCTTGTACGTTGGGTGAACATCTGAGAAAGCAGGGATTCCGTTCCATTAGATCCTTTGAAACCCATCTGGAAAAGATCCAGCAGGATTTCTGGGAGAACCGGTTCCCGGAATATGCCCGATGGAAAAGACAGTCATGGAATCTCTACAAGCGCAGAGGTTATGTTGATATGTTAACCGGATTCCGATGCAGTGGGGTAATGGGCAAGAACGATGTCAGCAATTATCCCATTCAGGGATCTGCCTTTCACTGTCTGCTGTGGGCATTTATCGAACTTGACAGGACATTGTCAATGCGAAGTTTTCGAACAAAACTCATTGGGCAAATACACGATGCCATTATATTTGATGTCTATCCACCGGAACTCGAAACCATAGCCAAACTTGTTCACGAAGTAACGACAAAAGAATTGCCCAAGGCTTGGAAATGGATAAACATTCCACTGGAAGTAGAAGCAGAACTTTGTCCAGTCGATGCGAGTTGGGCTGAGAAAGAAAAATATAAATTAATCGCGTAATTATGGCATACTACAAAAGTGAAATGGGTAGGCGGGGGTTCTTTAAAAAAGCCTTTGCATTGGGTGCCGTTGCACTGGTACCACATTCAATTTTTACCGAGGTAGAAAATGATCCTTCATTCGTACAAGAAAAGGTTACGGTCAAGGAACTTAACTTTGGTGATTACAGAGCCGTACTGGTCAGGGACGGGGCTGTCATTGCCAAGTCCCACTTGGTGAATGTCAGTATGGAACGTGCGATGATTAAGTTACCACCCAACAATTCGGACGGTTATACCGAATACATTCCTGGACTCATGTCCTTTGACATTGAAATGAATAACGTGTCTTCCGATACCAAAAAAGATTTATTACTAGACGTTCTAAAGGAATCTGAAAAGTTAGAAGTCTACATAAGACCTGCTTTCGATGACCAAAGGTACTATGCCGAATGCTATTTGGTGGAAGTGGGTGCAACTATTAATGTAAATGAAGTAATACTTTATGACATCCGGCTGCAGGGATCTGGAGCCTTAATAATAGAATAAAAATGAAATACGAAGATGACATGTGGATCGATGAATCCGCGCTAGACCTGGAGTGTAAAGATCAACCCGAATTGATGATGAAATACTCAAAAATTCAGGCCGAACTGCAACGCGATGAAGAAGAGAAGAAAGAGGCTTTGGATTTGATCAAGGCCCAACTGGATAAAAAAATACGATCTGATCCGGATTCGTATGATATCGATAAGATCACTGAGGGTGCGATACTCGCCACAATCTTAACCGATGATAGTTATCGCACCGCCAGCCAAGCCCTTATCGATGCCAGATTTGAAAACAACGTGGCCAAGGGTGCGGTGCGGTCCTGTGACCATCGCAAATCGATGCTGGAAACTCTGGTCAAACTTCACGGCCAGCAATACTTCGCCGGACCCAAAGTTCCACGAGACATTGCCAAGGAAGCCGATAAACGGAAAAAACAAAAAGAAACAGAAGGCAATATTGCCAATACACTTAGAAGAACAAAACAATAGTATTTACCTAAACATTTAAAATTATGGCTAAGAAAGACAGAAGTAACTTCAGCTTTGCTGGTAAAGTAATCGCCAATGCTGAGAAAATCAAGAGGGATCAATCATTCAGTTACATGATCCTGCCCAAGGACACAGCGGTATACAGCCCTGATCCCGGCACTGTAAAATTTGATATAATCCCTTACATCGTCACATCTGATAATCATCCGGACCGTGACGATGATCTGCAGATAGCACTGCCTGGGGATGCATGGTATAAAAGGCCATTCTTTGTCCACCGCAATGTCGGTATAGATTCTGAAACCGTATTTTGTCTGCAATCTGTTGGTGAAAAATGCCCCATCTGTGAGCATTACGCCAGTATGAAGGCAAAAGGTGCTGCTGAAACAGAGCAAGGTAAAAAGGATCTCGATGCCATCAGGCAAAAGGCCAGAAACCTGTATTGGCTCGTACCACTGGGTGCCAGAAAATGGGATGAGGATTTGCACTTGATGGACATCAGCCACTTCTTATTCCAAGACCTGCTATTGGATGAACTCAAGGAGCAACGGGACCATGAAAACTTCAGCCATCCAATTGAGGGCAAGTCACTATCAGTGAGGTGGAGTAAAAACAGTTTCGATGGCCGGTCGTTTGCCAAGGCTGAGAGGATTGATTTCAAACTCAGGGATCACGAATATGACTGGGACCTGGTGGAGGAACTCCCGAGTCTGGATAAGCTGATTGAAGAAAACGTCTTGTCATATAACAAGCTGCAGCAACTCTTCATGAGTGTGATAGATGACGAAGAACCCGATGAAGATGAATTGCAGAATGTCCCGGATGAAGAACTACAAGGCGGTTCTGGTCGAAAGAGAAAGTCTCCGCTGTCACGGAAAACAAAGTCGGCAGAAGCTGAGGATGAAGATGGGTCAGAGGAAGAGGCTCCGGCTAGGGTGAAGAAAACTCTGGGCAGAACACGCAAATCAGAAGAGGAAGAAGAAAAACCTGCCACACGCAAAAGGACTGTTAAGTCAAAGACCAGGAAAACTTATGGCGATGACACGGAAAACGAGTGTCCATTCGGACATGAATTCGGAGTAGATACCGACAACTTCCCTGATTGTGAGGATTGTACTGTCTGGGAAGCTTGCAATGATGCACGGAAAAAGAACGACTGATGCCACTGATTCGGACTAAATACGATAAGTCCCGGTCGCATAAATTGCAAATTGTCATTCTAATGGAGGAGAGTATCGCACTTTACCTCAACTTGCATTCGCTGGCCATGGGAACTTCACGTACTCAAACCATCCGCTCATTAATAGAGCAGTGGTATGCGTATACGAGTGCGGATATTACAGAGGAAATGCTAATCGATAAAATTATGGCCCGGGCCGAACAGCAATGGGAAGTCCTTCAGCAACATGCCCGGACTAAATCTCAATACGAGAATTATGATGATTTCTTGGATCAACTGGAACGGGAACTGAAAAATAAAGATCCCAAAATAGACAGAGGCATTGTAAAAACTATAATCCGTAGACTCGATGAAAAGAACAAAGATAGATGAGCCGATGAGCGAACAGGTTCAGGACAAGGTAAAGAACGCACAGGTTAAGAAAGAGAAACCTAAACTCGATGGCAATATCGAGATGATGATCAGTACAGGATCTACGCTACTAGACCTAGCCATTTCCGGTGGGCGTGTCCGGGGTGGGGGCATTCCCGCCGGAATTATGGTAGAGATCTTTGGTCCCAGCAGTACCGGTAAAACGGTTTTACTTACGGAAATAGCCGGTAATGTGCAGAATCAGAATGGGTCAGTTATGTTTCATGATCCCGAAGCCAGACTCAATGCACAGTTTGCACAGCTGTTTGGCTTTGAACTGAATAGTGCGGAATATTCCAGACCCAATCTCGTACCGGAAGTATTTCAAGCCATACGGGCATGGGAACCTGAGGATCCCAAAGCGATTAATGGCATTTTTGCCGATTCCCTGGCAGCCCTGAGTACGGATATGGAGATGGGATCTGAGGAGGGTGACAAGATGGGAGGCAGACGGGCCAAGGAATTCAGTCAAGAACTACGCCGGACCTGTAGAATGCTGGCCAATAAAAACTATCTATTGGTTTGCAGCAATCAGATCCGGGATACCATGGCTACTGTCGGACCCAAGACCACAAGCCCTGGAGGCAAGGCCATAAATTTCTATTCCAGTCTGCGCCTTAAAACTGACTTTGCATATCAAGATGCAAAAATGTATAAGGAGAAAACACATGCGGGAAAGGTGGTTAAGAAAGTCGTTGGAATAAATATTGATGTCGAGGTATTCAAATCCACGGTTTGGAAACCCCTTGGCACAGCACCGGTTACAATCATTTTTGATTACGGCATAGACGATGTCCGGCAGAACCTGCAGTATGTTAAGAAATACACCGACTCCACCACCTATGTACTGGGTGAAGACAAGCTTGACAAAGGTTTGGATAAATCTATTGCAATAATTGAGGATGAGGATTTGGAAGATGTGCTCCGGGAAGAGGTTATTGACCTGTGGGAGGTTATCGAAGAGAAGTTTAAATCAGATCGTAAACCCAAGAAGAGATGACAGTAGATATATATTTTAAAGGAAGGCGCATTCCCGTATCTGAAACATGTGATAATTTCAGTCTCACCGATGACGCTCGCATAGTTCGTCTTTATACAAAAAAACAAGTTGGGAGTGGATCAGCCCTAATGAACTTAACTGCCGTATTTAACTTTGACATAATAAGTGACATACATATAAATTATGAATGAATTCAGATTGGAATATCATCGTGATACAGGAGTCCGAATACAAGATCATTTCTGTGATGACTTGGATATAGAAGAATACATCGAATGGTTGGAAGAACAGCTGGAGGAAATCACGCAAATCGATGAAATTAATCAGTTACTACTGGATAGAAAAATACCAATATTTTATCATGGAAAGAACAAAAGAACCGGATAAACTCTTCCGGGTACTTACTAACGATCCCAGCCTGACGGCTTGGGGTTGGGCTGTTCTGAATCACCAAGGACGTGTCCTTCAGGCAGGATGTATCAAAACCGCGCCGGAACAGAAGAAACGTCGCATCAGAAAAGGTGATGACAATATGCGTCGAATCAGTGAGATCAATCATACGCTGAAGAAAATAATTGAGGGGTACCGTGTGAATTATATCGTAGCAGAATTACCACACGGCAGTCAGAATGCCTCTGCAGCCAGGATGATTGGTATGGTTGCAGGTATCTGCCAGACAATCTCGGACTGGACAGATATCGCCATTGACTGGTACAGTGAAGCCGATGCCAAGAAAGCGGTATTGGGTAAGATCTCATCTACCAAACAGGAAATGATCGATGCCGTTCATGAATTGTACCCGGGCTGGGGCACCGGTGTCAAGTACAAGGATGAAGCCATAGCCGATGCCTTGGCAATACATTATGTTGCAATGGATCAATCATCAATATTAAAATTCTGGAAATGATCGAAGCCCTATTTCTACGCAATTTCCAAAGCCACAAGCAAACGGAGATTGAATTCGATCCCGGTGTCAATGTGATTATTGGATCATCTGATTCGGGTAAGACCGCACTCATTCGTGCAATACGGAAACTTCTTAAAAATCGTCCATCCGGAGATGCTTTCAGGAGTGACTGGGGAGGGACAACCGATATAACTGTTAAAACAGAAGAGGGGAATGAGGTGACCTGGATGAAGAATAATACAGAAAGTGGTTACCGCCTGAATACACAAACCCATTTCAAAGCAGTGGGTACCGATGTTCCGGAAGAAATCCAACAGGCTTTAAATTTAGATGAGATCAATCTCCAGCACCAATTTGATTCTCATTTCCTATTGACATCCAGCCCGGGTGAAGTTGCCCAGCATTTCAATAAGGTTGCCAAATTGAGTAAGATCGATACCAGTACTGGCAATGTTAATAAATGGATCCGGGACATTACAAACGATAAAAAAGCCAATGAACTGCTCCTCAAAAACTCAGAAAAATCATTGGCAGAATATGATTACCTGGATAAGTTTGAGATAGAGGTAGAAGTGCTGGAGGGTTTGGAAAAGAACTATACCAAAGCAATAACCAATTTTAATACATTGGTGAATCTGATGAATGGAATTGATCTTTTGAATCAGCAAACCACTGAGCAACAACAGGCACTGGAAGACGAAGATCTGGTAAACACTACTCTAAAACTGATTTATATACGTGACGGATTGGAAGCTGGTCCGATTGCCGCAATTAAAAGATTGATTGAAGGCGTAACATTTTGTGAAGAACAGCTGGAGGACATCAAACAATTAACTGCTGATGAATCCAAAGTAAATGATTTGCTGGAGAATGCTTATTTGTCGATACAAAAAGAGCAGGAATCAATTACAATTAATGATTTACTGGAAGAAATTAGTAATACAGAACGTGATATTACCGTTGCTGGAAGCACAATTCGAAATAAACAAAGACAGTTTGACAAAGAATTCCC